AATTAGTATCTGATTCAATTGTTGCAACTCTTCGGTACTTATCAAAGCGAACATAAAATCTGCTGTTGCTGGTAGCCCAAACGATTCAGAAGTGTCTTCCAGACCGGGATCCGAACTCGTAAAGCCGCTTCTGGTGGTTTGTGTAGCAGATACTATGGGAACATCAAACTCGACCGCTAGACCTCTCAATTCCTCTGCAATCGCCTTAATATATGAATAACTGTTTACGTTAGCACCGGGCTTGATTCTAGCACTTGCACAAATGTTAAGATAGTCAATAAAGATGATATCAGGTCGAAAACTTTTCTTGAGTTGCAATTCATTTAATAATGCTCGAAAGTGTAGAGCCGATGCTGCTGCTGTAGGATACTCTTTGATGATGAGTTTACCTTGTGTGTTGACTTTGAGTGCAGAAAACTTGCGATCATAGTCTTGCTTTGAAATTGCATTTAAGTCTGCAATGTCAATGTTCAATAAATTGGCATCAATACGTTCAGCAATTCTTTCTTCAGCCATTTCAAGTGTGATGTACAACACATTCAAACCTTGGGCCAGACAAGAACCTGCGACATGACACATAAACAAAGATTTACCAACACCAGTGCCAGCAAGTGCGATGTTCAATGTTTTCTTTGGTAAACCACCTTTAGTAATTTTGTTGAACAAATCAAGATCAAAAGGTATTTTTGTTTCATGACGATGATAGAATTCAAATCGTTCATCAGAATCATCGATATAATCATGACCAACTGATCTATCAAATGATACACCAAGAGCATCACTCAATAACTTTGGTATGGCACCCTTGCCTTCTCTGTCGCCTTTGTCATCAAGAATCTTAACAGATTTCATAATGGCATTATAGATTGCTTTGTCTTGACAAAACTTTTCAGTTTGTTTGGTTAGCCAATCTGTATCCGTTGGGTCTTCTTTGTCAGCATTAATTTCACGAACCATCTCAACTGATTTTCTAACCTGCTCTTCGGTTAGTTTACGTGACTCAGTAAAATTGATTACAAGTGATTCATAAGTAGGAAGATGTTTAAATTGATCTAAGTGAGATTTGATTTCCTCAAACAATGTTTTTTCAGTTGAGTCTGAGAAATATTCTGATTTTATGAAAGGTAAAATTTTTCTTGCGTAATCTTCATTGAAGATCAAATTCTTCAGTATCGTAGTTTCTAGTCTTTTCATTAGGTGTTTCCAAAAATATTTCTGTGAGTATATCACCTATCATTATAACAAATTCTTCATCATTTTGCAAATCATTTATATCGAAAGATGATGAATTAATAATTGTGTAATCGAATGAGAGTTTAGCAAAACTTCCCTCTTCAACGATTTTTGCTTTACCGTATCGATAAATGACATTTGCATACTTGCCTTTAAGTATGTTAATGTCTGATATTTTGTTGTGATTAGAATCTAGAAATCGAAAATCTTCATTAATCTGATATTTCGGTTTCTTCTTCCAAGGATACAGTTTCTCCCATAATACTGCTATAAGTGATTTCATATTTTTTCCTTACGAACTCTTTGAAACGCTCATCAGCAAGAATGTCTTTCCAAAATTCTTCTGTCTGTGTATCAGCAAAACGTTTCTTTTCAAGAATTTCGCCCGTTTCTTGATTTACTTTGGCATACCAACCATTACTAGGTTTGGATACGAAATTACTTTCGAGTGCAATATCAAGTAAACCAGACCACTTGTTAATACCACCATCAAAAGACACAGTAACAGGTATTTTAGATTTTTCTCTGACATATCTACTTTTTTCCACGTTAATAATAAAGTTATAGCCAACAATCTCTGTACCATCTTTGTCTTGTTGACGACCGAGAATCCAAATCGTATCGGCTGAATAATAAGAACCTGTGCCACCACCAACAATATCTTTTGGAAACATACCAATTTCTTTGTATGTGTGATTAACAACAACCATTGGTATATCTTTCATTGTCAGATGTGGTGTAACCATACGAAACAATGACTTCATCTGTTTTGCTCGGCTCATATCAGCAACAGATTTACCTTCAGTTGCATCATCAACTTCTTTCTTTGACGCCAAATTGCCAATCGAATCTAGAATGATGATAACTTTATCACTCTTTTCAATATTCTGAAGTTGATTTACGATATCATGCTTCAACTGTTCAACATCAGTGATTGGTGTGTGTAACACACGTTCAGTATCAATATCAAATGCATCAAAGTATGATTGAGGTGTGCCGAACTCAGAATCATAAAATAAAACAACGGCATCATTATACTTGTTCATGTATGATTTTGCCATGAGTAAAGCAAATGCTGTCTTAAAGTGCTTTGAAGGACCAGCAAACATCGTTAATCCTGGTGTCAAACCACCATCAAGATTACCAGACAGTGCCACATTGATGATTGGCACATCTGTTTGTATCATATCTTTCTCTGTAAAAAACTTTGATTTGGAAAGCACCGATGTTTCCTTGATTGTCGATGCTTTTTTTAGTTTGTCAAGAACGCTCATTCATATCTCCAATGTCTGCTATTTTGTCTTTTGGTATTAATGTGTGCTTATCATCCACAAAGAATGATTCTAATGTACGTGTGGGTGTGCTGTCAATCTTTTTCTTCTTTACGACTTTTTTAATTGGCTCAATATCATCTTTATTCTCTTTGATTTTAAGATAAGTTTGATTTGATGCAACCAATAATAATACTGCCAACGGATCAAATACAATAATAATAACGAAGATTACTAGTCGAACTGCTTTGTCTATTAAATCTTTATCTTGTGTTCCATATATAACATCAGCAACATATTTTATAGGCCCTAAATCTGACTCAGCCTTGCGAACTTCCAACGATATAGGCATTCTCTCTTCTGTAAGTAATTGTATCTCTTTTTGTAGCCTCTTAGTCTCAGCAATGATTCTCTCACGGTCTTTCTGTTGGGCTTTGCGAATTTGATTCGCCCTTTCCGCTCCTTTTTCATCTTTCGAGCGGCCCATAACTTGATCGACAGCCTCATCATACTGACTAAGGTTCTTGTTGTTCCTATCGATCTGCGATTGAATAACTTGGATCTTTTCATCATAGATTTCTACCTTTGCTACTTGTGGTGCAATTGTGCTTGAGTGTTCAATGTGTGCTTTTGACAAATAGCCAAAGATACCCATTGATGTAATTCCCATCAACAACACAACTGCAATCAAAAAATAAAGTTTAAGTGCGGAGAATGTTGTCTTCCAATGATTGTACACCCATGATACAGTTACCAATTTTGCCACTTCGAGCACAGAACCCATAATGATAATGGGCCAATATGAACCTGGAAATATTTGAGCAAGACCAATCACCGAGTAATAAGCAGCAATACCCGATAAAGCAATGGCAGTCAAAAATGGTAGTATTACATGTATCACGTAAAAAAGTTCTCAAGTGTGTATTGTTTTTCTGTTTGCCAACCGATACAATCAAGAATCGCTTTAACTGGTTCCACAAAAGATTTATCAAACTGTGTTTCATAATCGATATACTTTTGTAGATCAAACTCTTTAGGCAATCTGGTTGGAAATGAAACTACCATATCTCTAAATGGATTGGGTGTTTTGAGATATGTGAACTTCAACTTTTCACCTTCTTGTATCAAAGGATACTTATTTAACAAATTATGTTGCTTCAGAAAATGATTGTAAAGTATTGCGCCTTTGACATGAATTGGTGTGCCTTTCTTGTATATTGTAGCAGAATCAGAATAATCTTTTAAGCCATTACATCCACGTGGAAAAGAAATATCTTCAACTGGCAATTTACGAAACTCTTCACGAAAGTCTGCGATAAACTGCTGAACAGTTTCTTCATCGGTGTTCACAACCAAATTTACCAATTGATACATCTTAGCACGAACAACGGTAGGTGTTGATGACTTAACCATCTCAAGACCTGTAACTTTAAGTTTTGGTTTGGCATACTGAACACCTTCATTGTTGTACACATTCAGAATGTAACGCTTCTTTGCTGTCCAAATGCCTTTATCAGACAAACCTTCACGTTTCATTTGCATCTTTTGATCGTATGCGTGAACATACTCAGCAAGATTCTGATAACTCTGATCAATATAAGGTTGAATCTTCTCTTCACAGATTTTGTCCATGAAGGCGATAATTTTCTCAGTTGATGGCTTTTGTTTATACGCAGAATCAACCAGTGGACCAAGATTGAGATAGATTGAATCTGTATCCGAAGCAATAACATAGTCTTTTTCAGTTTTTAATAATTTGTTTAGATATTCGTTGAGTTTGTTTTCAATCCAACGAATTGACAATTGACCCGCTTGTGTAACGGCAAGTGCTTGTCTCAAATCATAGAACCGAAAATACTGTGAGCCCATCGCACCATAAGCAGAGTTTAATGAAACTTTTTTAGCCAATTGTAGATTGTTGTATCGAGCAATCAGTTTTTCAATTTCTTTTTTCTTTGCTGAATTCTTTTCATTCTCATAGTCTTGTTGTTCTTTCAACATCAATTTCTTGAACTTCCTACGATCTTCATACATTTCGATCATCATTGCTGGTAGAAAACCCTGCTTGTTTGTACGAAAGAATTGACCATTTGGTGTAATTGTTACACCTTTCAATACACTTGTGTCAAGTTTTTTATCAAGTAAACTTTCTACTGATACAATGCCTGAAAGTTGTTTCATCTCATCTGTGTAATCTTCTTTTTCCACAATCGTTTCTGGAGAAAGATTATACTGCATAATCAGATGTGGATACAAACTGTTCAAGTCAAATGATACGACCCAATTGTGTAAACCAATTTGTGGTTCTTTAACATATGCGCCTTCAAAGGCTTGATT